GTTGTACTGTCACAACATTCTAGGGGCATTATTCCCATACCGGGATGGTAACCTACCCCGGAGTTGGTAGCTAAGGGTTGAACATGTTTCTTGAGAACAGACCCAGTGGAGAGAGAAAGTGGATTGCATAGACGTATCGAACAGTCTCATCTCTCGTGTCCTCACGTGAGGAGTAGTGGAAGGTTTTGACCAAAGCTTTTTGGGTCGACCTCAGGAGTCCTTGCTTCGGGACATCAGTAGCGCGATCGGCGTGAAGTGGAAAAGTAGTAGCGTACGCCCTCCTGTAGACCATTTGTAATCACGACACATCCACCGGTGAACCGGGAGAGAAGCTGAAATTAGCTAACAAATACCCATTTGTGGAATCCCCACGACATACTCTGCGGTCGCAATCCCCTACGTAGTATCACACGTTAAAATATACCCGTCCATGAATACTAACTCCAAATCCAAAACCCCCAAACCCAAGCAGCAGAAGTGGGCTGCGAAGGGTGGAGCGGCACGAGGTGCACGAAATGCCACGCAGGTGGCACAAGCGATCTCTGATGCTAGAGATCAGTTAGATGGAGAGTTTGATGTTGTCAGAGAAATGCTCAATGAGGTGAAAGAGCAAATCAGGGAAGTGACACCAGCCGTAGTTGAAGTTGTAGCAAAACGTTCCTTGGCTGAGAGTCTAACCACTGACTTCGATACACCACCAGTGCAAGTACAGATGCCTGACTTTGTTGAGGAAAAGGTCAAGGCAGAGACTTCAGTAGCCGGTTATGCCAGGTTACATTTTAGTGTGTTGGGTTTCAGCGACAAATCATTGTCCGCTGCTTTCTCAAAAGTCACTCTTTGGATGGCACGTAACAAAGAGTGGGACATTACAGATGCGAACGCAAAGAGGAATTTACGCCAAGTGTGGGATGTATATGCTGACAGGTGGTCAGTCAGTACTTGGTGGGAGAGACTCAAAGTGCGAGCGTATGACTGGGTTTGCGACAACTCCGTTAAGCTAGCTGTCGCGGCTGCAACCACTGCAGCCGTCGGAGTTGCGGTCGCATATCGATCGAGAAGCGTTCGAACCACTCTATCAGTGGTTGCGTCCACTGCTGCTGTAGCAACGACGTATCATCGAATATTCGCAAAGTCCAAAAAATCCACATCAATACACACGTACCCATGTCCACAACTATTGGACCATTGTACAGGAACTGACGTTCTGCCTCCACCAGAGGAACTACACGCTTCAGCGAAAGTAGTAATCAATCCTGTGACATGCTGTAATCCAGTAGCTTTTCAGGTTGGTTTCACGATCAACCCTGGAATGATTTGGATCCCTCGATTGTGTGGACACAACGAGTTAAATGCTTTGACAACCAGACAGTTACTTCCTGCTTTAGGCACTGAAGAAAGTAGGGAAATTTTATGGACACAGGGAGTCACAGCTTTGTTAAGGGATCTACCTCCCATCGAACTGACAACTGATTACACACCAGTTGAGATGTTCGAAACCTTCGCGGCCAAGTATCCTCTTCACAGGCGCAAAACACTCAGGGCTACTTTCCTGACATTAGATGGGAAAAATAGGTACCCAGAATGTACTACCAAAGCGTTTGTCAAACGAGAGTGGTTGGTTGGGAAGGCGTTAAACAAACGCAATCCCCGACTGATTTCCGGTAAAACAGAGGATTATTTGTGCGAGACAGGTCCTGAATATTATTGTTGGATGAAAATGATGTGCAAGCATTATTGGCCGAACATGAACACCGTTCTGCACCAACGGTATATATACACAGGAGGCATGACAGCGGATGAGATTGGTCTTGTATTTACACATTTTGTCCGCAATCTTGGCTGGGAAGTTGTTGAGGGAGATTACAGCAGATATGACGGCCACAATGAGCTGGAAGCACTTAATGCCGAAATGAAGTATTATTCAGATGTCATGTCAGAGGACACAACTAGAGCTTTATTTCGACAGTGCGTTACAGAAGGCAGAACTAGCTCAGGACACAAATTCCAATGTTACGGAAAAGTAGCCAGCGGCGTCATCAATACATCCTTTGGGAACACGCTTAGAGGTTTCATGGTCGTGGCATCATATGCAGATGAGATAAAATTAGACGATTTTGCAGTTATGCAGTTGGGTGATGACAACATCATCTTCGTCAAAGACATTGATCATTTTAATTTACCAGCTTTCACAGCTTTCTGTGAGGCCATGGGCCACAAATTGGAAGCTGTACATCGTCCAGACCCCGACTTTGCTGAATATTGTTCTCAGCGCTTTTGGGATGTGGGCGATAGATACGTGCTAGGACCCAAACCGGCTAGGGTTTTGGCGAAAACTTTCATCACTCACGATCCAACATTGACATCGGCAGACATGCCTGAGTACTGTAGACAAGTAGCTGTTGGGATGTTGAACTTCGATTGGATCCCTGTCTTAGGACCATTCGTCAAGAAGTGGGCAGCCACAAGGCCTACTAACAACAAAAGAGTGCAAGCGGCAGTCGCGAGAACAACCACGAACCAATTCCATAAGATAACTCTTAGGGAACCAATTTCAGTTGAACTTGCTGCTGTTAGAGCCCAATTTTTCAAGATTTACAAGTTTGATCCTACAGACCTAGAACAGGCTTTGTGTGATTTGAAACTTGAAACAGGGGTTGCCTATTGGGACTCCAGTCTTGATCACATGTGCGAGGAAGACGGAGTGGGAACACAAGAGTTGAACTTCATTGAACAAGTGGAGATATCAGCCAAACATGTCGCTCACAAGTTTTCTCGCAATATGTATTTTGTCTAAGTCCTGGTCATGACGGTAAACTGACCAGACCACCGGACCCATAACCGTTGAGTGCAAAAGTCACGCTCAACCAAGGTCCTTGAATGACTTGGTCCCACCCAAGAGACGCCCTCATAATCTAGGAACAAGAAATTGGCGGTAACATGAAAGGATGACACTCGACAAGTATTTACTTGTATTCATGATTGTGTGCGAGTATAAAGATAGGCTAACATGATGTTCCAACCACTCGGGAAACGGCAACAGTTCTCCCGTTTTAATTCGCGTTGCAAGAAAACGAATACAAAACAACAACGCAAGAGAGGCGCCACACGAAAACAAGGGCAACCGAAACCAAACAAATCATCCTTAGGCAGGGCTTTGCTGACGGCTGGATTGGGGGGCTTGGTGGTCTATTAGGACCCGCAGGGGCTCGTGTTGGTGCATCTTTAGGAGATTGGGGTGCAAACGTCCTAGGAATGGGTGACTATGAAGTCAAATCCAATACGCTTTTAGAAGGCAATGGCGTTCCTAAGGTTCACGCAACTAAGAGAGGGGTCTCCATCTCCCACCGAGAATTTCTAGGTGATGTAACAGGCTCCTCACCATTCACATCACGTACGTATCCCATCAACCCGGGATCTTCGGCGACCTTCCCTTGGTTATCCAATATAGCCGCAATGTTTCAATCATATAGAATCAAGGGAATGATTTTCGAGTTTAATTCCACATCAGCTGATGCTCTCAACAGTGTGAACACCGCATTAGGAACAGTCATTATGTCGACTCAGTACAATGTCGCGCTGCCAT